TTACAACTCTTCAAAACCTTTTATAGAAAATGAATTGAATAAGATAAGAAATAAAACAACTAAAGAACTCATCACATGGGTTAAGTTAAACATTGAAAATATTAAACTGGACATAAAGAGTTTATTCATAGGAAAACCAAAAAGGTTCACTTTCTCTGCATTCATGATGCTGTACATAATCACTTTTGGTCCAAAATATAATTTAAGTTCAATTAGACTAAAAAATGAGCTAATGAAAAGTCCAATTGAAGCATGTACGATGAGAGGAGGCATGTCATCTGACAGAAATAAAGAACTAACGTCTTGTAGAGCTGCTGAGACCATAATGAACGGGATTGTAGAGGAATGCATGATGCCTGTGGCTGATCTAGAAAATGTGTCTGTATATGCTCTTAAATGTGTTGAGATGATTAATGGAAATAGGTATAAGAACAGAGTTGTTGACAAAGATCAAGTAGGCAATAGAGATATATCTGTTTTGAATTTTCCATATAGAATAGGAGCCTTATTTAATGAAATAATTACAAAGTCTATTGCATCCTCTGTCAGCAAATCAGTGTTGAACGATCCAAAAAAGTCATTCAAATTTGATGAAGCAATGAGAAATTATGACTATGTTAATGACATACTAGATACTAACGATCAATCAAGATGGGGTCCCAATGCGATTATGGAGTTATTTTACATATGCTATTCAAATTCTATAGATGATGAAGTTCTGTTAAGGATGATGGCAAACACATTTGAAAGAGTAGCAAGCAAATTAATGAGAGTCCCTGATGAAGTGCTTAGGTTTGTCAAAGCTGAGAAAACTATAGGAAAAGACTCAATAACAGATAGATTAATCAAAAGATTGAATGGAAGAGAAGAAGTTTTATTTGAATTCTCGATGGGTCAAGGCATACTGCACCAGACATCAGATTTAGTTCATGTTGCTGCTGATGATATTTTGTCAATTGTGTGTAAGAAATATGGAAATTTTACAATTAAGAAATCTTTAATAACGTCAGATGATTGCTTTAGAATTATAACACCAGCAACTGGCTCTCCAGATTGGAAATACATATCTTGGTTCATCAAGGGTTTCATGCAGTCAGTTAATATTCTTAGGAATCCTACAAAAAGTTTTTTGTC